CCTCTCCAACGCATGAACATTTTGAATTCATCATCAAGTTTTTCAATCACCTGCTTTTGCAATCTTTCGCAGTATTGATTGAATCTGTATTCTTGTATGAGTGCAGTACCAACTCTCCCATCGTTCATTGGTCGATCTGAGTCATCTGGACCGGTTGGCAGATAACTGCTAGGAACACGCAATCCTCTGCACATTTTATTGTTAAAGTATTTTAAATCGTCAATCTGTCCAAGGTTTTCACCACCCGGCAGTGTTTCAACTTTTGATCCACGTCCTTCGGAAGTTTGAGGAAAGAAATAGTCTTCGTTTATGCTCAATGGATTGTAAGTTGTATCCATGGTTGTTGCTTGTTGACCACCTTGTGGATTTGGTATACGTCTTTGATGTACTTCATTTTTCACACGTTCAACAAACTGCATGGCTAGATGTGATGGCATGTTTCCAACATCAATGTAAAATACACGTCTTTCAGGAGCACGTTGTACTCTGTATATAAGAATAGCATCTTCAAGCAGTTCTTTTTGTTTAAACACTTTGAATATCATTTCCAGCACACTTTGCGAGAAAGGCCAGAAAAAATCTAATCCTTCACTGAGTCCAAGATGCACTACATTTTTAGCATCAATTACGGTTTCATTTACTGTGTGTTCGAATCGGCTTTGTCCAGCAGGAGCATTCGGAATGGTATAGTTTGAACCACCCATGGCACTGCCACCAGTTCCAATTATTTCGCCTGAGTTTAATCCGGTGCCATAGTCTGTGGTTTTCTTAGGTGCTATGCTGAGATTTTGAAAGTTTGGATTTATATCTCTAATCACATACTGCTCAGGTCGTTTGCCTTCATTTTCATTAACAATCACACGCACAACCTTGGTCATGTCAACCCAGTACAGTTCAAATGTTTCTGGATCACGCACAAACACTTGATCGCCGTACTTTATAGTGTTCCTAAAAATACGGAACATACGCTGATCAAGTTTGTTTAGTTTTGTCCACTGTTGTAGTTGTGTGCGTATTATTTCAATTTCGTTATTTGTTGGCTTATCAGTGTATTGAACTTCAAATGGAGTGTTGTTGCTTTCATTTGTTTGTGTTGAAAACTCTGCTATAATGTCTAAACAAGCATTGATTTCGCTATCAGTATCCATGTTTTCATACTGATTGTAGCGTTCTATTCTGTTGGGATGTCCAGAATAAACTTCTGGTAGATGACTTTGATAGTTTTTAAAACCAAACTGTCCGCCAGAACCACCACTACCATAAGCAGGACCTCTTGCGTTTTGTCCACTTATAGGACTCAGTTGACCACCGGTGTTACCAACTGCTTTGAAGTATTTTTTCCAGGACATATAATTTCCATGTAAATCTTTGTTATGGAGTATTTATCAGTTGTTGCGAGCGGCCTGTAATTGTTCGCCTTGTAGTCTTGTACCTTTGGTTGTCTGGTCTAGCATGGCCTGTAGTACACCAAGAATTTTTTCGTTACTGCCGCCATCGCCCTGTATTGTTTGTGTTTGACCAGCAGCTGGACCACCTTCCATGTCTGTGAGTCCTTGGTTGCTAATAGATAATCCACCTGCGTCGCCGAGTTTTGGGCCAGCAACTGATCTAAGTTGACTTAGTGCATCAAATTGTCCACCTGTAGCAGCACCTTGAGCACCAACTGTTACACCATCGCCCATGCCATAACTCACTGAAGATACTCCACCTTTGCTAGTGTAACTGGACACGGATCCGCTTTGTATTTTTTGACCCGCTAATTGACCATTAATATAATCTCTTTCATAGTTGACACCATTGGCAGTTCCTTGCATGCTCATCGAAGTTGATGCATCAGCAGAACTGCTCATTTGCAATCCGCCTATTCTTGGTCCTTTTCTGTAGAGTTCGTTTCCTCTACTGTCCACTGTTACAACAGAACCATCGCCGAGTTTGACATCAAAAGTTCCTGGTATTCTTCCAGGCACACCTGGACCAACCTGTCCTGGTATTACCACTCCACTGGTTTTTCCCATTTTGAGTAATTCTGGACCTTTTTCACCAACTAGATAACTTTTACCAGATTCAACTGCACCACCTTCGGCTCTGCCAGGAAGAAAACTTGGCAGAAAATCTTTTCCAAAATATGCACCTAGTCCACCAGCAATTGCACCACCAATTCCACCAACTGCCGCAGTTAACCCAGCTAAAGGACCACCGGGTGCACCAAGTACAGCACCTGTTGTTGCACCTATGGCTGCACCAGTTCCTGCTCCAGCAAGGACCTTAAGAGCAGTATCAAGAAAACCTGTTGCTTCTTTTTCGTCTGTTCCAGCCGCTTTGAGTGCATCTTCTTTCATCTTTTTCATGACTCCGGGAATACCGTCTTTAATCATGATATCCAAATAGTTAACTAGGCCTTTCATTGTTGTTAGTTGTACATCAGCAAATGCTTTTACTGCCGCACTAGCCAATGGTAAAGTTTTATCTAAAGCAAACTGATCCAGTGCAGTAGCAGTTTTAATCATGGCTTCTTGGGCACTAACAACGTTCTTGGTTAATGAGTCGTTTGTTTTTGCAAGTTTGTTTACTTCGTCGCTTGCGTTTTTAGAAGCAGCACCAAGATCTTTTGTAAAGGTCAATGTCTGGAGTGCTGGAATAACATTCTCAAGAGAAGTTCCCATTTTACCTACTTGAGATGCAAATGCATCCCCTCCGAGACCTTTATAAAAATTCTTTCCTTGATCTTGTATCATTTTCAGTGCTTGATCAGTGTCAATGGCACCTGATTTTAACTGCGATATAACCTGTTGACCAACTGGTCCCATGACTTTTAAGAATTCTTGAGCGGCTGGTGTTCCTGCATTGCTTAGTGCATCAGCTAAACCATCACCAATTGCTTTTAAACCAGGTATACTGTTCAGTGTGGTAATTGTTTTAAGTGTAGCTTGAGCTGCTTTTGCACCATTTTGTCTTTCAATTTCACGTATTGATGCACCTTGTCTAGCATCACGTTGGATTGCATCAATTTCTTTCTGAGATTCTTCAATGCTTTTTCCAGTAATCTTGGATAGCTCTTGTAGATTCTTCATGTACTCTCTAGAACCTTGAGCAAGAGCTTGTGTATTCTGAACTTCGTTGCGACCTTGTCTTTGTTGGAACTGAATGTATTTTGCAGTTAGTTCGTTTTGTTGTTCAACACCTATACCAAGAGTAAGCAATTCTGACCTAAATGGTCTCATGGCCTTGGTTGTGTCGCTTAATCCTTTAGCAGCTTCGGCACTTGTGCCAAATGCAAATGATAATGTTTCACCTTCTTTGGTTACTGTTTTTGCAAAACTATCAAAACTCAGTCCAGCATTAACAGCCTGTTGACCAAGTCCACGCATACCGTCAGCACCAAGAGCACCAGTCTGAGCCGCAGTTCTAAATGCACCAGTGATTCTGTCTAGTTCAGCAGTAAATGTTTTACCAACTGCACTTACTATTTCACCAGCAGCTTCGCTTAGAGCCGCTATCACAGTACCTGCAGCTTGCCCTAGCCCGCCAATTAAAGGTATTGCACCAACAGTTGCTGCTACCAATCCGCCAGTGACTTTACCGGCCATTTTGATTGCACTACCGGCCATTTCAATAGACGGATTTAGACTGCGAAATGATTCTCTGTTGTCTCGCATGGCAGTTGAAGCAGCTTCTAGTGCTTGAGCAACGCTTAAGGTTCCACCAATTGCTTTTGTTGTGGTACGCATCGCCTTGGTTGTTAGACTTTGGCGTTGTCCTTCTTGTTTCATGCCTTTGGCCGTTAGGGCCTGCTCTTCTTTGTCAAGTTTGTTACCTGACTTTAAAAGTTTAGTATAGTCTTGAAGGCTTTTTTTGGCATCCTCCATGTCAGGACCAGGGCGACCTCCAGCTCGTTCTAGCTGTTGTAATATTTGTTGCAGAAGTCGTTCTTGTTCGTCCATTTAATTTTTTACCTGTTTTAAAGCCGTATAAGTACACTTACAACTATATTTATGGTAGGAAAAAACATGGCAATACAACCAGGCGCTCCAATACAACCAGTGGTGCCAAAAACTGCACACGTATCAACAGGCAATCCATTGGCTAAACACTTTAGACAGCCATCGATCTATATAAAATTACCCAGTGAAGGTGTATGGTATGATGATGCTATAATTACTATCCCTGAATCGGGAGAAGTACCAGTTTATCCAATGACTGCACTTGACGAAATAACTTATAGAACTGCTGATGCATTGTTTAATGGACAAGCAGTGACAGATGTAATCAAAAGTTGCATACCAGCATTTAAAGATCCTGCAAGAATCAGCACGTTGGATCTTGATACT